GCCCGGTAATTCGCATCATCGGGTCGCCGATGCGCCGAGCTGGTGCTGGTTGGTGCCGTAGCGCTTCTGGTACAGGTCGGACAGCTCGCGCACCTTCTGATCGTGCTGCGGGTGCTTGGCGTCCATATAGGCCGGGTCAGCCCTGATCGCAGCGATGCGGGCATCCCAGTCCTGCTCGGCAGCCGGGTTGCCGCTGATCGGGGTGTCCTCGCTCAGTTCGGCACCGACCGAAGCGGCGAAGCGCAGGAAATCGGGGTCGTCGCCGAACTTCTCCTGCAGGCGGGCCAGCGAACCGGCACCCTCGCCATCGGCTGCGAATGCCTTCACCGCGCGGAACGCCTGCCCCAGGTTCTGCTGCATCGCCTGGTCGTCGGTCCAGACCTTCGACAGCTCGGCCCGTGCATCCTGCTGGCTCAGCGCAGCATTGCCGGCCAGCAGATCCGGCGCGAAGCCAAAGTACTCGCCCAGGAAGAAGTTGACGTGTTCCTGCGGGATGCCGGCGGCGTGGGCGCGGTCGATGATCCCCTTGAACAGCGGATCGCCTTTCACCTCGTCGACGTTGACGCCATCGGGCAAGCCTTCGATCACGTACTCGGCCGCGGTCTTCGGCAGCGTGCCGCTGGTGCCGCGCGACTTCTCCAGCTCGGCATAGCTGGTGGCCAGCTTCCGGGCCGACGCTTCCAGATCCAGATCGGTGCCGCCCTCCTTCACGGTGCGGAACTTCTCCGGCAGCCAGTCGTTCTGCCCGCCGCCCTGGTTCAAAAGGCTGCCCTGCTAGCCGCCCTGGCCGCCCTGGCCGCCCTGGCCGCCGTCATTGTTGTTCGTCACTTCGCTCATCTGTGTCCACTCCGTTTGCGCGGTTGCATTGGGTAACGATGTAGTCCACGACGGCCCGAGAGCCTTCGCGGTGGTAGGTGTTGAGGATTGCGTCGATGCCGCCGGTCAGCTTTGCGGGCCGGTGGAAGATGCGCACCAGGTCTTCCAAGATCAGCGCGCCCTCGGCATGGTTCTCGAAGACGCGCGCGTACATCTCCGGCGTTACTTTGGTGACCCGGGTCATGCGGCCTGCCCTCGTAGCTGGGCCTGCGCGGCCATGCCCATGGCCTGCTCGCCCATCTGCTGCTGCTTGGCCTGCTCAGCCGCCTGCTGCTTGGCCTGCAACTTGGCCTGCATTTCCTCGTCGGTGAGCAGCACTCGCTGCGGCACGCCAAGACCCTCGGCCATCAGCTCCAGCGCCGCGTCGGGATTGAGTCGGTCGAACACCGACGTATCGCCGGTGGCTTCGGCGATCATCCCCGCGCCCTCGAACAGCCGCTGAGTGGCGGTGACCTCTTCCAGGCGCTGCGCGCGCGCCATGGGCGACACGTAGCGGACTGAGTAGTCTCGGCCGGCCAGCGATTCCGGTGGATCACCCAGGACGCCTGCGCGGTACGCAATGCCGAAACAGCGCTCGATCAGCGGTCGCAGGTACTCCGCCTGCAGGCGGCCGTAGATCGGACCCAGCAGCTGGCGGATCAGCTCAACCCGCACATGCACCTCGGTGGCCGTCATCCGTGGGCCGTCCTGGGGCTGCAGCTGGTCGGCCATCAGCGTCTTGCGGATGGACGCCTTCAGGTCCGCCACCATGTACTCGGCCAGCTGGAAGTCGCTGCCAGTGCCGAGCGGTTTGATGTTGTCGACCTCGCTGGCCACGAGGATCTTTCGCGGCCCAAGCTTGGCGGTGCGGGGATTGAACACGCCGTCATCGGTGGCGACGAACATTCCGCCGATGGCCAAGTCCGCCGCGGCCATGTTCATGGCCTTCAGCTCGCACAGCTGGCGAATATCGGGCAGCGCGTCGAACACCGGACCCACGCCGTAGGAGGTGTCAGGGATGCGCTGCCAGCGCGGAACGATCACGGGGAACTCGTGGTAGCCAGACTCGCGCACCAGGTGCTTGTTCTTGACCTCGACCACGTAGGAGCCGAACGGTAGGTTCTTCGCCATGCGCGCCCCGACCGCAAACGGCGTGCGCGGCTGGATCGCGTGGATGAACGCGACCTGGTCGTCGGGCTTTTCCTTCACCAGCTTCTGCGTCGGCTCGCTCAGGTTGGCCAGGCCGAAGGTCTCGGCGGGCGCCGCCGCGGGCCTCGAATGCTCCCGGTAGCAGGTGTCGATCAGACCGTCGCGCCTGGTGCTGGTCGCATAGACGCCGGCAATGGGCCACTGCTCGAAAGCGTAGCCGCCATCCTGCTTGTTCTCTTCCACGTACAGCGCGAACCAGCCAGCGGCCACGGTGTCCAGACAGGCCTCGAAGCCCTCGGCGTCGAAGTTGGACTGGTGAATGTTGAGCCAGATCGTCTCGGCCGCGTTGTCCAGGTAGCGTTTGTCGTCCGGCGTCTCGCTGTCCACATCCAGCTCGAACCAGCGCGAGTTGGCCGGCGTCAGGCCGGACATGATCCCCGAGGCCAGGATCTGCGCCGCGTTGGTGCCGGTCGAGTCGGTGATGCGCGCCTTCTGGTTCTGTGCCTGCTGGGCATCGACCACATTGCCGTTGAACCCATGGGCGCGCAGCGGGAACGTCAGCTCGAAGCAGTCGCGCCACACATTCTCGTGCGGCTGGCGCCGCGACTTCAGATCGCTGAGCCGCTTGCAGATGCGCCCTGCGTCCATCAGGCACCCCCAAGGGTAGAACGGCCCTGGGCCTGGGCCAGCAGCGACATTCCGCGCTGACCCGTCAGGCCATCGGCGCCCAGCGTGAGCAGGCTGCTCTCCCGCCGCCTGCGGCGACGACTGGCCAGCGCCATGTTGGCCTCCGATGCAGCGGCTGCTTCAGCGGCGCGCTGCTCGGCAACCAGGTCGCGCTCGACCACCTTCGGCTGCTTCTTGGATCCGCACATGGATCAGCTCCTATTGCCGCTGGCCAGCAGCGACGACG